TTGTAAGTCTGAATAACTTTTTACCAGCTTCAAATTTAGGAGCAGTTATACCATTAGGATTTGGAATAAAGAAAGATCCAATTACACTTCCTACATTATCAGTTCTAAGTCTTACGTTAGAAATAGAAGCTTGAGCATTAGATGTTTGACCTACTAATTTAAGACCTTTTTGTACATATCCATAAAATGTATTTTCTTCTTTTTTACATAAAGAATTTAGATCTACATTAAGAATAGTAGATGTTGAAGAATATAATTCTGGAATATCTAAAAGATCTGAAGAAACAGATGAATCATTATTAGTAGTATCAGAAGATTCTGGAACTACAGTATCAACTAAAACACTTACTCCTTTTAATAATGGAGTAAATTGATAATATGGATTTCTTTTATAAATTTCACTAGGATCTATTGGATTTCCTCTCTTGTGGTTTGATTGTGCTACACTAAATCTAATTAATTCCTCTCCATCACTATTAGTACCTATAACAGTTTCACCTACTTGGAAAGTTCCAGTAGTCATTGATATTTCAAGCAATTTAGGAATAATATACTTAGATACATCTTGACCATCAAAGAAAGCATATATGCCAGTTGAAGGCTTCAGAGTTCTAGCATCAAATTTGATATTTCTAGATCTCATATAAGCACTTATTTCAGTATTAACTACCTTAGGACCTTCATTTATAGTATTAAAAGTTTCTCTGACAAGTTGCTTAGTTCCTGTCCTTGTAGAAGTGCCAATTCTAGTTTGAGTTGTAGTTGTTCTTCTTACAAGATTATTTCCTTCCCAGCTATTTCCTTCAAACTTAGTAGAAGAATCCCATCCTGTCCAATTGTCAGACCATCCACCCCAAGTTACAGGACCATATCCAGTTCTAGAATCGAATCCAGATGCGTCTAATTGTTCTCTATTTTCAGTGTAAGTAGTAAGATCTTCATTTTTAGTTTCAAGTATAACTTGATCTACCCATATATCAGAATCTGGTAATAGATCTATAGTTCCTCCATAGTAACTTACAAGATATGGAGTAACATTTTCAACTCTAGTGGCAAAAAGTTGTGAAGCAAAAACAATTTCATCATAATCTAATGTCAATACACTTCCAGTTCTTCTTAAACCATTAAGTGTATTGGGTTCTAATTTAAGGTCTAATTCAGTTGTATATGGTGTAGGTCTTAATTCACCATTATGAAAATCTATAGCATTTTTTACACCAGTAACCTTAAGTTGATTTTCTGTGTTAGAGAAATCATCTACGAAGAAACCAGATTTAAATCTATTCAATCCATCAGTATCAGTAATTTGCATATTTAAAGTTTTACTTTCCAATAAAGAAAGTGAAGTATAGAATTCTAAATTTTCAATTCTCTTCTCAAGTTTGTTGATATCACTCATCTGATATCTCTTATAATTTGCAAGAGTTATATTTGCGTCATTAATATTATAAAGGAAAGGAGGTAAGCTAATAGAAGCTACTTCCATAGCACCATCTATAGGTACAGGCCATTCTGGAGTTTCAGCAGGAACACCTCTAACTAATTGGAAAGTTCCATACTTAGTAAGATAAACTTTATCCAATCTAGGAAGATAGAATGAATAACTTAATAATATAGATCTATCAGATGCTAAAATATTTTGAGAAGAATTTCCTGCAGCAGTAAAAGATCTACCTAAAAATTCAAATGGAGAACGTGATGTTCCTGAAAACTCACTTACTCTAGGTCTTATATCAATAATATCACTTACTCTACAATCATTAATAGAATGCAATGTTTTATAATTAAAATTCTTATAAGAATTTACAGTAGTAATATCACCTGTATCTGATGCTGTAAAATATGCAGATTCAAATATTATTTTTAAAGGTTTAACTGGAGCATCATATCCAGATTTTCTTACTATTCTAGCATAATCGTAAATAGTATTTCTTTGTCCATCATCATAACTAAATTCATCAGTTATATTATGAGAACCTAATGTAATAGAACCTATTGTAGCTTGAATTTTAGATAAAGTTCCAACAACCGTTTCTCCAACTTGGAATTTTGAATCATTTAATTCAGTATAATTAACAGCAGAATCAGTATTTTTAGAAACATAAACAGCACGTGCTCTACTATCAAGACCCATCAATACTTCTCCAATAAGAAAATCTCCAGTTTTTCCTGTTGGACTATTAATAGAAGAAAAACTTATTATAGGTAAAGTAGCAGCACTAGTATTATTGGATTCATATATTCCTAATACTTTAGTAACATCAGGAACATTTAAAGAAATTTCAGCATCTTGAACTCTAGTACCATAAACAGTATTATAAGTAAGACCATCATTCAAAGTAGTAGTTCCAATACCTGAAATAGAACTAGCAGATCCTACTATATTAAGAACATTGATTGATTGCCTTTCTTTAATTTTTTCTCTTACTTTTATTTTACGTAATGTAGCTATTAATTTGGCTGGACTATTAGTTCCTAATCCATTAATTATTAATTGCGTAGATCCTTCATTAAAATCAAATTTGTCTGCTGATAAAGGTTCTACAGTTCCGTCAGTTCTTATTAAAACATAATCTTCTTCATCATAAGGCAAAAATGTTTCTAAAGCACTTCCACTACTAATACTATTGGTAGAATTATCAGTAATAGTAATATCAAATTGTTTTTTAATTGTAATATGAGAATCTGTTAAATTTACATCTTGAATATTATTTTTAGGTAATTTTGTAAATAAATTATTATCAGTGGAAGATTGGAATTGAGAAGTGAGTATCTTGAAATTTGATGGATTTATAGGTCCAGAAGTAGCATCACCAGCTATTACTGTAGGTAATCCACCTTCACAAATACCAGAAACAGTAGAAACTCCAGATATAGTTAAAGAATTTTTAGAAACACTTTCAACTCTTGCATATGATACAGTGTTTTTGCCTGGATTACTATACTCTACAATATTTCCAACTGTAGCAATTCCTATAAAGAATTTATTAGGATCAGTCATAGTGACTGTAGAAATCCCTAAAGATGCTCCAGAAGTAGTAGCTGCACTAATATTAACTTGACCTATATTAGAAAATAATTTTTGCTGTACGTCAGCATTGAAAGTACTTGCTGTACTTACAGTTCCATGAATAGATTTAATATCACTAGTAGTATAAGAAGTAGACCCTACAGAAATAGTCCCACTTTCTACTCCATTAAAAATTAATTGCTCTCCAGTAACAAATGTCCCCTTAGTATTATAAGCAGTAACAGCAGTACCAGTAGAATTATATCTTAAATATCCAGTAGCACCACTTGATTTTCCTTTAATATGAGTTGGTACAACTAAAGCCTTTTCTGGATTAGTATTTAAAGTTATATTAGTATATGTTTGAATATCATATAAAGCAATATCCCATTCATTTTCTGCTAAATTAGAAGAATTATAAGAACCAGACTCTAAAGCAAAATCATATACACGTGCTAATCCAATTTCTTTACCAGCAGCAGTTGTTGCAGCAGCTCCAATTCTTTGATCTCTTAAACTAACAGTATAATCAGTTCCTATTCCTATTATAGGAGATCCAGAAACATTATTTAATGTAAAAGTAGGACCAGTAACATAGTTTAAACTTTGATCTTCTAAAGTTTTTACCGTTCTTGGTTTTGGAAAATCCAAATATGTAGGAGATATTGTCTCTACTTCATATCCTTCAACGTATGCCTTTCCTGGAGAAAATTTATAAGTTCCTAAATCCTCATTAGGTACATTATCATTATAAGTTTTTTGACTAGGATTAAAAAGTCCATTATTTCCTTGCTCATTATTTAAAGTATTTTTAACAGTAAGAGAAAATGGTTTAATATAATAATTACCAGATTCATCAAAAGTTCTTCTTGCTATTTCATTCTCTATTTCATTATAATCATTATTAGGACGTGTACCTATTAACTCACCATATTTAATTTCCATCAATTCTATAAAATTAGATGGTTTAGTTTCTTGATGAGGAATAGCAACTAATTGTACAGATATAGACAATCTATCTGCGCCAGGAGCTGTATAATTACTAAATCCAGCAGCATTGTCTGTTAAAGATGGATCTAAATCTGAAGTAACAATACTTTCATTAACTTTTAATCCTATTTTACAACTTCTATTATTGACATAAGGATCTATTATAATAGTTTGTTCACGTACTTCTACGAAATATCCTCTTACAAAATATATACCAGAAGATAAAATAGCAGCAGATCCTACATATGAACATTGACCATTAACTACTTGAGCAACAGGTTCTCCAGTTTGAAAAGTAGTTCCATCTTTTGTAGTTATCGTAGTATTATCTAATAAAAGACTTTCTCCACTCACAAATACTTCATTATCTTCTCCACCAGTATTTAAATAAGTAAGAAATAAAACATACCAATTACCAACAACACCTTTACCTATAAATGATTTAATTTTAGCTTTAACTCCAGACTTACTACCAACTACCACCTTACCCATCAATTTTGTAAGATAGGAATTTACATCTATACCTTCATTAGATACTTGAATTCTAACTGAGGGATATGATCCATTATATCTAGCTCCTCCTCCAGTAACAGAAGCACCATCTTTAAAAACATGTTGCCCAAATTTTTCAATCTGATTCTGAAGAATAGATTGAACTCCTGTTAATTCTCTAGCTTGTACTGGTACTCCAGGTTTAAATAATATTTTACAATAAGTCTTTTTACTATCAAAATCGTCAAAATAAGGAGCGACGTTTAAATTAGTTTCCTGTGGCATGATTCTTTAGAATTGCAAAATGACTTTGATATCTTCTCTTTGGTTAGCAGACCTAGTGATAGATGGTCTGTTATCAACATATATTATATTTCCAGAGTATTTTTTAACTTCAGGATTTGAAACTCCAGCAGTAAAACTCTGTCCAAGGTAATATGTTCTATTATTTATTACTGTACTTATACCAGGATTTCCTGCTGATCCAAAATTAGTATCAATACCTAAAGTACCTTCATTACTTGCTATATTTACATTTCCTCCAGTTGTAGGATTTGCTGTAAATGAATGTAATGAATATCCATACTTAGGATCTGTTTTTAAAGACCCATCTGTATTAAATCCTACTAAACTTTTATCTTGCCAATATTTCAAAACTCCTGTTGTTTGATCATAAGAAACAACTCTACCTACAGCAGTTGAACCAACCCCTACAGTTTGAGTTACTTGTCCATCTAAATCAAAAGTAGCAGTAGTATAACCTGCTCCAATAAGTTTTAATGCATATAAAGAACTAGCCTTAGAAAGTGTTAACTTTGAAGTGGATCTAAAAACTTCTGGATTTTCTACAATACCAATTCTGGCAATTTGGTTTCCTGTTATAAAGTCTGGATTTTCTGAATCATTTTCAATTTTGGAATAAATTAGAACATTGGTTGCTCCAAGTTCTCTATAAATATCTGCTCCATGTCCACCTTGAGGTGGGATGATAACATTAAAAACAGGAACTGTAGTACCAGTAGGAACTCCTCCTGTTTCCAAATCTACAGTTCCATAAGTATATCCAGATCCACCTTTTGCTATATTAATAGATTCTACTTTAGCATCATTATTAATAACTATAGTTGCTTCTGCTCCAGATCCATCTCCAGATATAGGAACTCCAGTATAAGTTCTATTAGCAGTTCCTATACCTGCTCCCCTATTAATAATAGTAGCAATTTT